AAACAGTAGTAAATACAGATACTAAATATAGTGCAGGTAGTGGATTGAATTTAAGTGGTACTACATTTAGTCATAAAGACACAAGTAGTCAAGCTAGTGTAAATAATAGTGCAAGAACTTATATTCAAGATATTACATTAGATACTTATGGGCATATAACTTCTATTAAATCTGCAACTGAAACAGTAGTAAATACAGATACTAAATATAGTGCAGGTAATGGATTGAATTTAAGTGGTACTACATTTAGTCATAAAGATACAAGTAGTCAAGCTAGTATTTCTAACCCTGCTAGATCTTACATTCAAAGTATTACATTAGATACTTATGGCCATATAACGGCTATGTCATCTGGTAGTGAAAGAGCAATTAGTGATTCTACAACTTCTACTAGCTCTACTACTGCCGCATCTAGTAATGCCGTTAAATTAGTTAAAGATTGGGTAGGTAATACAGCCACAGCACATAAAGTAAAAGTAACTAATAGTGCATCAAATGCTAATTATCAATTAGTATTTAATAGCGGAAATAGTTTATATATTCCTAACAATAAATTGACTATTAATCCTAGTTCAGGATTATTAAAGTCTGTAATAGTACAAGGTGCTAATATTCGGATAGAAAAGGATAATGAAATAAATACATATGCTAACAGTACAAACTTATACTTTAATTATAGTAGTGGTAAACATGTTATTGTTGGTCATAGTGGTAATGTTCAAACATTTAAAGTGTATGGGACAGGAGAGTTTACTAGTAATTTAGATGTAGATGGTAATTTAAGATTAACTACTCCTAGTAACTATAATGGCTTGTACGTTAATGGAGATGGTGGTAGGCTTAGAAGATATCAAAGTGGTACTATACTTCAAATAATGAAATTCAATGGTACTGATTATTCATTAATGGCATCAGATGGAAAAGTAGGTATAAATCAAGGTTCAGATACTAGGTATAATTTAGCAGTTAATGGAAACGGAATATTCCAACAAGAATTATATTTAAGAAAAGGAATTGAAGCGCAAGACGCTAAAGCAGGCATGTATTTTTCTGTTGGAACTAATGGTAGCGGAAGAAGATGGAAATGGACACAAGCAGGTGAAATATTCATAAAAGGTAACTATGCTGAAATTACTCATGTTTTACAGGTAACAAGAGAATACTATGCTTCATCGCAAGTTCTTGTAAAAGTAAGATTAGGTTCACATGGAGAAATTAATACAGTTCAAGTTTATGCAGGAAATCACTTAGGAGAAGTTTCTACAGGTGCTGAATGGGCTTTAATTCGTACAAGTGGAACTGACGCTGATGGTCATACATTAAAATTAATGGTCAGAAATAATCACAGTGATTGGTATTATTTAAAATACAATATAATATCTACTGGTAGAAATGGTGATGCTACATTTACTCCTAAAGATATATTTACAAATAGTCAAACATTACCAACACATACTGATATCTCCTTATCTAGTAATAATAATTTACTCGATTTATATGCCGTTGATGCAGTTAGAAAGGCATGGGTTGAAAAAAGCGGAGGATTTATTTCCAATGCTGATGTATCTAAATATTCTTTTAAAACTAAATTTGGAAGTGGATTTTATTCTACTGCTGGTAATATTGGTGATGATTTATTTGTAAAAGGTTCTGGTAACGTAATGCGACATGCATTTAGAAGTAATGGTATGGCAGGAATAGGTGGTGGTACAGTAAGTGGACATACTTTAGCAGTGCATGGAAAAGGAATTTTCGATGGAGATGTAACAGTAGGTGCTACATCAACTGGTCCTAGAAAATTGAATATCTTAGCAAGTGATTCCCAATATGCAGAACTCAATGTGATGGGAGGTAATCAAGGCTCTGGAAGAGTTTATGTAGGTCAATCTGGCTCTTATGGAGGTGGTTTCTTTTATGATGGAGATAGTAATCCTGATTGGGTAGGGACAGGTGATAGAGTAACTTTCTTTAGAAGAAGTGGCGGTACAGATACAGAAGTGTTTGGATATGGATACGGAAGTAGCCGAGTAACTTTCAAAGACAAAGTATATGCAACAAATTTTATAACAACAGGATAATGTTAAATAATTATGGGTAGAACAAACTCAGCTTGGAAAACAGCTCATGGTGGGAAAAGAGTTCCATACAATGATGATGGAGTAGATGATAGTAATACTTATTATGCTCTATTTGATTTAGGAGATTCAGACACTGAAGGATCAATAAATTATGTCGTCAAGGAAACAGCTATATTAAATGGTATAGATGTTACTGGCTACAATGGAAAATGGGAAATACCAACAATTTCTAATAGTAAATTAAAACAAGATATGTTATACGGAAAAAACGGAACAAGTAGAGGTACAGCACCTATAGATACTTTAAGTTTTAGGGGTTATCCAACACCTATAATTGAAAGTGTTGTAGTTAGCGCTAGTAGTGCCTATAGTAACACTGTTTTTATATATTTAAAACATAAAGTGCCATTTGCAGTACATTTTAAATTAATAGATATAGATGGAACTGATTGGGATATTTTAGGTAATACTCCTGCAGAACGAATGGCAGCTATAGATGGTCATAACTTAACAGACAAATACATAACTATTTTTGCTGGTCATGATTATGGACATAAAGAATACACTAAGTCTAATTATGGTGTGCAGCCAACTAATGGATATGGAAATTTTAGTGTCCATGTAGAAGTTGCTTTAGATACAAGAGATGGATTTCTTGTAGAACCTCTATATGTAGAATGCGATTTATTTGCAGATGGACTTTACGCTAATGAAGATATGTGGGTAGAAGTATACTCTAATGAGTTTGTTGGTAGTTGTGTATGTAATAGCAATTCAGGTGCTTGGTATGATAGAATTTTCTGGGGAGATAATGGAGAAGATACAGGTAGTATAATAGGTAAAAACAAGTTATACGACGCTAGAGAGGGTAATATGATAACTAACATCGGACCAGTTACAGATAGATCTACTCATCCTCACAATGAAATACAATATATGGTATTATCCGATGGAACTATACGAAAAGCCACAGGAGCAGAAACTTGTGATATTGACTTTGCTAACCAAGATTGTAGTGGAAGTGGTAGTAGTGATGATGGTAGTACACAACAACCTTCTAACCTTGTTTCTTGGTATAGTGGCTATAATGGAATAAGAGCATTTATAACAGGACAATTAGATGTTTGTAACATGATAGACGGAGAAAGTAAAGGAACAAATGTTACATTGTATAAATATAAAACAAATGCTTCTGTTGCTGTTGGTGATTATGTATATAAATCAAATGGACAACCTGCTGATGCTGGTACATATTGTCAAACTGGATATTCAGGAGGACATGAATTTGTTGGTATGAAAGTAGTTGTATCTAACAAGAAAGTAACATCTATAGATACTTATCCTAATAGAACTGAATGTGGAGGCACTGGTGGAGGCGGACATCCATAGTCTTAAAATGAATTTACAATATGATAGTTAAGGATATTAAAATAAGAGGTGGATTACCATTCATAGTTATACAGACTATGGATGGTAAAGACCTTAGAATGTTAGTTGATACTGGTGCTGAAAATTCTGTAATAGAAAAAGAAAAACTATTGACTAATGTAGAAAATGGAGGCCAATCAATAGGGCAAAGTGGTGTTGCTATTGATATACTAAAAGGCACTTTAAATTTTACATTAGATGATGATTTAGAAATCGGGAGTAAACACCATGAATTAACTATTGATGTTAAATGTTTTAGATTAAGTGCAATAAGTAATGGGCTTGGATTTAAAATAGATGGTATATTGGGTAGTGATTTCTTACGAAAGAATAATGCTATTATTAATTTTAACGAAGAAATGTTAATATTGAATACATGAGTTTTAATTTAGAACAACAAAATTGGGATAGCCAATACAATAAAAAAAGAGTTCCTATTGCTCCAAATACTGCAGGACATAATTGTTTTTCATTTGCAGATCAATCAAGATTTAAAACTTCTACCTCTGCATGTTTAGATGGTAACTTAGAAAGTTGTATTATTGCAACATGGAATTTGAATAATCCTGATAATCCTGTACCTGCTAATTATAAATGGAAAGGGCCTCATGATAATTCTATTCTTCAATATGTTATTACAGAAATGAAATAATGTATCGATTTCCATGTTATATTATTTTTTGGTTTAGAGCGAAAAGACTATCGAACTTATTTTGATAGTCTTTTTTGTTTCTATAACTTTGATAAGCCATAAAATAAATATAAACATGATAGTAATACTTGATTCATCTAAAGAAGATGAAACATCTAACTTTAAACAGTTCTCTAATAAGGAGATAGCTAATAGAGATGCAATTAATTGCAGAATAGTAAATAGAGTTCATAAAATACTTAATGCTGTTGAAGGATTAAATATTAAAACAACTAAAGATTTTGAAACTTTAGAAGATAAAATAAAGTTCATTAATAGATTCAATAAAAAGAATACAGTTCTAATTAGTCTTGGTTCTAGCCAATCATTTTTAATAGGTGGAAATGGAGTAGAGATAAGCTATGTAATGGGCAGACCAAGAGCAGATAAATTAGCTAAGTTTTGTATTAATGAATTATTACGTGGATTAAGAACATATAATACCTCATTTAAGTTCAAATACGTTCATAGAGAGTACGAAGAAGATATTTGTAACAACATCATGCGAAAGACTAAATGTCCGTCTGTAGTGATAAACAGTTTGTCGTATAAAGACTATGAACAATACAAGCTATTAATGAATGACGACTTCATAGATGAATTAGCTATATCAATAGCAGAAGGAGTGATCGAATTCGCTAATACTGTAATACACAAAATAGATATTGAACAGTAAATACTAAAGAGTTAGGTTTCTACTAGCTCTTTTTTTATTTTACCTTTCAAGAATTAAATTAACAAAAATATGCCTAAGCAGTATAGTAATAAATTTATAGACGGATTAATGGTTGATATCGACAACCATTACATGAAGAATACAAGCATGAAGTCCTGTGAAAACTTTACTCTAGATGAGAAAGGTGAAGTATTAGCTTTAACTAATATAAAAGGACATATACTTAGAAGTAAATTCGAAAACATACCTAATGCTTTTAATACTGAAAGACAAAGTTTAGATTACATAATAGGAAGTGTTGTTTTTTATAATGAGATAGTATTTTTTGGCGGTCAAGATACAGGTTATGATAGTATAATTACATCTGCAAGAATAGATGAAGATGGTAATTTTAGAGAGAGATTGTTATGGCGAGGCAACTTTGGTTGGGATAGGAATACTGTAATAACAGCTAAAGGCAACTGGGAGAATGAACTATATAAAAGAGTTTATTTTACTGATGCTATTGGTCCTATTAAATCAATAAATTTATCATTAAACAACTTACATATATTGTGGGGTAAAAGTGAAAATGAATTATCGCTTATACCTGAATATAAAATACCAACTATAGAAGTTGAAACTAAATTAAATGGTGGAACATTGCCTGTAATGAGGGTTCAATATGTTGGTAGATACATTTCTAAGAGTGGTGCTAAATCAGCATTTTTCCCATTCTCTGAAATGGTTACTGTAAACATTACAGATAATTTAAAACCAAGTGAAATTGAAGGTGGTTATGCTGGTGAAAATACAGGCAAATTCAATGAAGTAACATTCGTTGGTTTAGATACTACATTTAGTGATATAGAAGCTTATGCTATAGAATACCAAGCAAAGAATTCTATAACTAAAATAGCTGTATTAGGTAAAAGAAGTGTAGATTCTAGTGTTGAAATATTTAATCATACTGGCGATGAAATAACTGCTAGTTTTACTGTAGAAGAATTACTTACTAAAAATAAAAATATAACATTTAGTAGTTGTAATGCTTTAGAGATAAAAGATAATATTTTAATAGCTGGTGGATTAAAAGGATTTCAAGTTGAAGATTCTGAATTCGATTCTAAGATTACTTCATGGGATAAACAGACAGGTGGTAAAAGTTCTAATTATAATAACGGTAACGGTATTGAATTACAAATAAGACCATACAGTAAATTACTTACTGATGAAATTAGAACAGGAACGCTAACGTCGAAAGCTCCAATCCCATACATAAATACTAAAAGTGTTTTACATGAACACATGACACTGCAACGTGGTGAAACTTATAGAATAGGTATTCAATGGGAGTCTAAGAATGGGGGAGAATACTTTAATCAATTTGTCGGAGATGTAACAATACCAAAAGCATCTGATAGTTGGTATATTTCATGGGAAGAAAATGGAACTACTCATAATGATGGTAATGGTTTTAGAAACACTTGGATAACAGGTGGCCCATATACAGAACCTCCTGTTTATGTTAGATATGTAAATCTAGTTGTTCATATTAAAATTACAGATAGCTTTAGAGATAAAGTATCTGGATTTAGAATGACTTATGTAGAAAGAACTAGATATAACTCTACAATATTAGAACAAGGTATAGCGCATCCTGCAATAGCCTTTAGAGGAGATAAAGATGTGTTGGGAGATAATTATACTTTTTATGGTAAAAAGGGTAATGAATATTATGTATCTCCTGGATTTAACTCTCCTTATTATCCTGTAGATACACTAGACCATTGTTATAATGGAACTAGATATAAATCTATTAGATCTTACGAATTCATGTATTATGATTCTGTAGAAAATACTTTTTTATGGGAAACAGATTATCATAATAGATACGCAGAGGCTGTTGAAATAGTTACTCATAATGGAGGTAAAACAGAAATCAACAATCAAGATGCTGAGTCAATAGAAAAGCATGGAGTAATGAATAGTATATCAAAATTCCAACACACTCTATTCTTATCTCAATACATAGTTCAAGATATGTTTAGTGATGACAACCCTAAGCAAAAAATAAACAAGTATAAAAGATTTGTTGAGGGTGGTGAATATTCGTTAAAAGATGTAGATAAAACATATTTCACTACTGGTGGACATACAGGCACTACGACTGTTGTTAAAGAGATATTAAATCGTTCATTATCATTTTACAAAAGAGATCATTGGTTTTTAGATAATGACCTATATGAGAATAATGTAGGTTATTGTCCTGCTAGTTCAATGATAACATTCAATAATGAATTTTGGAGAGATCCTAATGATTTCAATAAATTTCTTTATAAAGGGAATGGTAAAGAAGTTACTTCTGAAAGATATATAATAAACATAACACAAGATTTAGAAGAGCAATATGGTAGTGATGATGAGTTTGAAAACTCATTAAACAGATATATCGCTGCAAGTAAATTTATCAATGTATCTAAAACATCTAATGAATACGAATGTATTATAGAGGGTGATAGATATATGACTTTATTCCAACAAGTAAAAGTATCTCGTAAAGGCGAATTAGCTAGAGATAAAAGTGATAGTGCTAATAACAATACTAAAGGTTGGGCTTATAGCGTTGTATTAGAGTCATCTGTTCCATTTGAAATGTCAACTGGATATAGATTTAATAAGGATGGAATAAACCTTGTTACAGGTGATAGATTAGAATTAGACGAAGTATTCTTTACTAATGATTCTGTAGTAAGCTATAGAAACAAGCCTTACAAGTTTGAAAATATAATTGATCTTAAAAATATTATTGCAGCTAGTACAGTTAAACTTAATGGAGAACAATATGATTCTTGGGCTAAGTTTCCTGTATTCGATTTCCATGAGTTAGATATGGATAAAGGTGCTGTAACAAACTTAGCTGTATTAAACAATTACTTATATTCTATTCAAGAAGAAACCGTTTCTATAATCGGTATGAATAGTAGAGCATTGGTTAGTTCTGATGATGGTAGAACTATTAATATAGAAACTGGTACTGGTAGAATATTTGAATACCATGAGAATATATCTATGTATGGTACTAAGTTTAGAAATAATAAAAACATAGTTCCTAGTGGTATATATTTCGTTTCAGAAATAATTAAAGATATATTACTAATTAGAGGTAAAGAAGTAGCTGAATTATTAAAATCTACAAATAATAAATCATTACTTGAAAATAGTAATGAAATAAAAAATATCAATATTGCAAATAGTGATAGTGGAACTATTCTTTACTTTTCTATGACCGATAGCGATGATCGTACTATTACTATTATATATAACACTAATTACAAGTCTTTTAGAAGTGAACTTACATTTGTACCAGATGAAAGTATAAGCGCATTTGACAAAGTATATGATATAAAAGACAATAAGCTATATGAGTTAGGGTTTGGTAGAAATAATTTATTTGATGAAATAAAACCATCTAAGTTTAGTTTTGTTGTAAATCCTGAAGCTGATGGTACGTCTGTATTTACAAACCTTATTGCTTTTATAGAAAGTTATGGTTGCCAAGAAAAAATAACTGAAATAAGAGTAATAGATAATATTGGTCATACTGCATATATGACTCATAGTGATAGAAAGTATAGAATAAGAGAAGGCAAGCACCTTATTCCTATACGTGATGAAATTACAATACGAGAGTCGTTATCTGGAACTAGAGGAGATAGAATAAGAGGTCAATGGGCATTAGTAGAAATGACGTTTGATTTTTCTAATTGTGGAGATGTTCCTAATAATGATGTGCCAAATAATGAATTTACAAACTCTTATTGGTGTGAAGATAGTTTGAATGTTACTAATTGTTTTACAGGTAAATTAAATGATCCTGATAATGAAAACAATAATAGTAATTATATTAAAATACCATTAACAGAATTAGGTCAAGATAATTTACCTACAAAAGATAGCGTAATACAATTAGATGACTTGTTCTTATCTAATAGTGTTATAGTTAAAGACAATACTTATCTAACAATATTTAATAATAAAATAGCACATGATAGGTATGCTACTTCTGATGTTATAGTATTGTGTTATAATGGTTGTAGTAGTTACTCTGGTTGTAACAAAGAATATGATGCTAGTAAATTAGATAATGGTGGTACTACACTTAAACCATTAAGTATAACTAATGACGTATTTACTCTTCAATATGACCATACTACAGATTACTTGACAAGAATATTATGTAACTTTAGAGTGAATAGTTCTTATCTAGCTGAATCATTTGAAGTACAATATCAATATGATAACAAACCATTTGTAAGTGCTGGGGTTGTTTCATTTAATTGTGGTGATTATATAGATGAATCATTCTTAGGAGATACAGTTGAATTACCTTATCCATCAGATGGGCCTGATGTAAAACTTACATTAAGGTTTAAAGCTAAGACTACTGCATTTGATTTATTAGACAGTGAATGGACATATATAAGTAAAACATATACAGCTTATGAATTAGGACATTATAGTCAAACAAGTTGTTCAAATAATGATTGTTAATTATGGGTGTAATAAAAATACAAGACGCTAAAAGTATAGCTATCGTTAAGCCTGAAAAGGATAATGGTTCTTATAAAGAAATGTTCTTAGTTGATACAATCTTTAATGTGCCTGAATTAAAAATACTAGATATACCAAAGATATCTATATCTAGTGTTAGAACTGAATTTAAAAACTCTAATAAAAGATAATTATGGGAGGTGTAGTAAGTAAATATGGTAATGTGCCAACTGTAAATGAATATGCTAAAAAAGCTAATGATATTCCTAAAAAGAAATCAGGCTTTGATACTAATGCAGCAATAGGAATAGCTGGTGATATATTAAATCAATATACTAGTAGTAATCAACCTGTCGCTGCAAATGATGAAGAAAGACTTGATCAATTAAAGGACAGAAATAGCGATAAAGAAGTTATAGGCAATATAGGGAATAGAGCATTACAAGGATTTGAAGCTGCAGGCCCTGCAGGTGCATTTATAGGTGGAGCTATTGGTATGGTTGAAGGCGTTATAAATGATAAGAAATCAATAGAAGAAAAAGAAAAACTAGAGAATAAAATATCTTCAAAAGAAACAGAAGAATCACAAAACAAAGCTCTTGACGAAAATGCTGAAATCAGAAAAGAATTAGCATCATTGCCTGATAAAGAAGAAGATGTATTTGATATGCAATTCAATGCACTTAAAGACCAATATGGAGATAGTTTAGATTTAGAAATGTATAACAGAAAAAAGAACGGATATGCCAAATAAAAAATATACATACCAAGAGGCTTTAGCTTTAGCTAAAAAAGCTGGTGTAATGTTTCCTACAGTATTAGCTGCTCAAATGGGTTTAGAAACTGATTGGGGTACTAAAATGGCTTATGGTAAGAATAACTTCTTTAATATCCATTGGGATGAAGCTGCTGCTAAAAGACTAAGAGCTAAAGGTATCAATGTAACTAAAACACGTGCTACTGTCAATGACAATGGTAAAGAAGTTTACATGATGGATTTTGATAGTCCAGAAGATGCATTCAAAGGATTAGATATGTTTTATAGAACTAATAGCAATTATAAAAATGCAATTAAATCTAAAACTCCATATCAATTCTTAAAAGCTATTAAAAAAGCAAAATTCGCCGAAGATCCTGATTATGTAAAAAAAGTATGGAATATAATTCCTAACGAACATAAATTAGATGTATATATAAGACCAGCTGAATGGAATGACGAAACTAAAGCTAAAGCACAAAAAGCATACGATAAATACAAAACTGAATTAGATAAACTAAAAGAGAATAACAGTTTATCTAAAGAAGAATATGCAGCTAAGAAGAAAGAACTTAAAGATACATTCGTTCATGAAGCTGGTGGTGGATATATAGCAAATAAGCAATTAGATAAAGTTGCTACTGAAAAGCATATAGAGAACGAAAAAGTTATAAATGAAAAATACTATAAAGGTCAAAAGGAATTAGATGAGCAAAAATCTAAACTAGATAAAAAATACAATGATTTAACTTCTGAATTAGCTAATCTTACACCAGGCTCTAAAGAGGCTATAGCTAAACAAAAAGAAATTGAAGGATTGCATAGAGCCCAAGATGCTGTTAAGATTGAACAAGATAGAATTAATGGTACTGCTGTAGCTAAATATCTTAAAAATTCTGCTGACAATCTTAGAGCAAAAGTAGACTCTAGAAATGAAAAGATAAATGAGCTACAAGAAAAGATTGATAATAAAGAATTTGAAACTCCTGAAGAATTAACTAAAGCTAAAAGTAATTTAAAAATATTACTAAATCTTAATAAAGATGAATTACTAAAAGCATCTAAACTTAATGAGTATTCTAAAGATTATCAAACTAAAGTAAATAGCGAAACTGCATTAAAATCTGGTAAATTATGGGAAGAAGTTAGCAATTTAAAAAATGATGATTTTTTTGCTAAATCTGTAAGTTTATGGGATGGTCTTAAAACTGTAGGAGAACTAACATTTAATGGTATTATTAATACTTTCGGAAATATATCTGATCATATAAATCCATTTGATAGAGAAAAACAATCTCCTGAAGATAGATGGAAAGAATTTACTGATATATATGCTAAAGGATTAGAGAAGTCTAATAAAGACCAAAGAGAAATCTATAGAGATGTACATAAAGAAGATTTCAATCTAGACAAAGAAACAGAAGATTTTGTTGCTAATCTTAAACTAGATAAAGACGGCAAATTAGATTATTCATTACTTGAACCTATTACAGATGGAGTTACAAACGTATCTGAAATAACTAATGAAAAAGTAACTGATGATTACGATCCTATTGCTGTAAAGAAAGCACAAGAGCAAGCTAAAAAAGATAAAGAAGAAGCTGAAAGGCAAAAGAAAATTGCAGAAGGGAAAATAAAAGAGGTAAAAGAATTACCTGATGTAGAAGATAGAGAAACTGTTGAAGGACAAGACGAAAAAGAAATAGCTACTAGAGAAAAACTTCTAGAAGAGTCAAAGACTCATGATGACGAAGAAATTGAAACTGCTAAATCTACATTATCTACAATAATGGGTACTCCTGATGTAGAGGAATTTAAAGACCCTACATTATGGGATGCACTTAGCACTGATGCTATATCTAATTTAGCATCTGCTGCAACAGGTATATTAGGTGCTAAAATGGCAACAAAAGATATTCCTACAAAAGATAAATTAGAAATATCGAATGAATTTTTAGCTCACGTAGATAAGTTAAAGAAGATTTCTGAAATGGGATTAGACCCAGAAGAAGAAGCATCTTTAAAGAAAGACTTAAACGATGGCTACGCTGTAATGATGGAGAATGCAGTTAGAGCTAGTGGTGGTAATAGAGCTAATGTTCTAGGTGCTATTGGTCAAGCTGATGCAAATAGAGTAAATGGATTACTTAAAATAAATGCACAAGAATCAGCTATGAAACGTGATGCTATGTTGAAATATGGTCAAGCATTAGAAACAATAGACAAGCGTAGAACTGAAAGTAATAGAATTATTCAGAATAGAGAATACAATCAAGCTATGGCTAATAAGCAAGCTGGTGGTAAACTTCTAGGTGACTCTATAACTAAGATATTAGATAATATCAATTACCAACGTAATGAAAAGCCATTAGAAGATCTAATGAAGAAAAAATGGATGCATGAAATGAACATAGTTTCTAGTCAAGCTGAACGTGACCAAAAGTTAGCTTATGGAGAAGTAAGTGATATGATTGATAAAGACCCTAAGTTTGCTGAATATTATAATAAACAAAGAGCACAGGGAAATATTAAAACTAAAGATGATAGTGTAAATATATTATCTACTTATAGAGATATTCAAAAAAGGCAAAAGCAAGAAAATACAAGCCAAGATGCTTTAAACCAAGCTATGAATGGTAATACACCAACCATAGAATTGGATATTGATGAATTAATGAACGCTAAAGACGGATATACAAATTAACACAATATGGCACAATTAGATGATTGGGGTTTAGCTAGTGGACTAGACGCTATAAATGACACATATGGCAGACGCAGGTCTAAAGACAGAGGCATTAAACTTATGCAACAAATGGAGCAATCCAAAATAATGCGTGAGAATAGAGATATTGCATCGCAAGAAGCAATGGCTAAATGGCAAGACCAAATTAATGAATACAGTTCTCAATTACTTGCACCTGACCAACAGAAAGTAATTGACAATGCTCATTCTTACCAAGAAGAAATACAGAATAAAATCAAAGAATTTGGTGGAGACATTTCTAGGTTTATGGCTAATGGAGGTATTAGCTTAATGAATGAATACAAGAATAAGGTTATCTATTCTGATCAATCAATTAAATATAAACAGAACAAAGAGAATATGAATCGTATCTTAGAGATACAAGCTAAAGGTATGGCTGATAAATTATCATATAGAGATACTGCTAATTTACAACACTACTTAGCTACTGGTGAGGGAGATATTACATATTCAGGTTTATTAGTTGATATAGAGCAATTAGACGCAACTGCATTTAAGTTTGGTGAGAATATATCTCCTGATAGAATTCTGCATCATAAGAATAATTATCAAACGATATTGCATAACTATTTGTTAGAACACCCAGATGACCAAAATCCTAGCGAGCAAGACTTGATAGATTATACTACTATGAGATATGCACAAGTAGGTAAGGCTATAAATAAAAATCCTTACTCTACTACTACTGGTACAGGTAAAGGCGGTAAGAAAACTGTTGATGATATTAAAAAAGAAAAAATTAAAAAATCTAATAACATCAATCTTGCTACTGCAACTAAAAACGCATTACTACATATTGGTAGAGATGGTAAAGTAACAGGAGAGCAAATACTAGATGTTAATTCTATATGGGAAGATAATAAGACTACTAATGGACTTATTACTAGTGATTTCAAAGATTATGAAATTGATGAATGGAGTGGTATCATAAATAAAGAGGCTAAAGGAATACGTGGTTCTAAGGTATTGTTTGGAGGTGTTGGTAAGGTTGTAAATAATCTTACTAAGAGTTTATATGAAAACGATTATGATACAGAAACAAATACTGTTACATTAAATAAAGCAGAAGTATTTAATAGTACAGGAACTTTAGGTGATGATAACGAACAAGTAGTCGCTAAGCCTGTTAAGATTGTTACTGCATTTGTAGGTAACTCTCCTAAAGAGGGTAGAGTTGTTGTAATGGATGCTTTAGATAAGCATGGTAATATAGACCCTGATAGACAAAAAGATCTTGATGATGGATATAAAGATGGTCTTTATGAAGTTACTACTATGTTAGTCTTTAAAGATGAAGATGGCAAGATGTACATGAAAGAAGTAAACATGAAAGACCAAGCTATACTAGGTGTAGTTGATAGTGCATTAGGTGATTTGAATGATACATATGCAACTAAAAAGCAAGCTCAATTACAAAAAGATGAAAATGTAAAAGAAGGTGCATTAGCACAAAATGCTGTTGCTCAACAAAAAACTAGAGTACAAAGCATTGCTACTATACCTCAATACAAAAAGAATATTTACAATGTATTAGACATGAATGCTATTAATAGACCTGTAGAAGAGGTATCTGCAATAGCTATGATGTTTAGCACTGCTGGTGGCGGAAAGCTTGATGCAGAAAACGCAATATTAGGTTCTTCAAAACTTAATGCTATACTTAATAGTGGCACTGCAGAAGGAGAAGCATTAAGAGAGGTACTTCAAGACACTAGTATTAATTTTGATACATTGCTACATAAAATAAAGATAATCATGACTGCCGATGGAACATCAGAGGCTAAGATTGAAAATGAATTATCTAATGCTAGAAGATTTTATAACACTTTAAGAAACTCATAAATGCCTACATTCGAAGAATTATTAAAGCAAGACGAAGGATATCAAGAACAAGTAAATCAACAAGAAGATCAACAACAATTTGATGAGCAAGTAGCTTATAATGATGATGATTTAACTGTAGATCCGAACTTATTACTTGATGAAAATGAAACTGAAAATTTAGGAGAACAGTTAATTAATGATGATGCTAATCCAACAATGGTTGATGGAGAGAATGCTCCATTGCCTGAATCAGATATAACATCATCTAAGTTTACAGATATGGATTTAAGTGAACGTACTGCACGTTCACTAATCGCTGGCTCTGCAGAAGTAGTTGATGGTATTGGAGATATTATCAATGGTGTAGGTAATCAAATCGGTTTCTCTGATGTTAATGGTAACTGGTTAGGTAATGCCATTAAAGATACTGTTGAAGGAATGGATGAAGAATATGCTAACTATGTTCCAGAAGAACTTAGAAACATAACTTCATTTTCTGCAATGGCTAATCCTGAATTCTGGACAGACAATGTTGCTAAAGGTGTTCCATTCCTATTAGCTTTCATGGCAGGTGGTGAGGCAGGTTCAATGCTTGGAGAAGGACTACTTAAAAGTGGTCTTGGTGCATTAGAACGTAAGGCTATTAAAAATTCATTTGTCAGAGGTATTGTAGGAGAATCATCTACAACATTAGCTGGTGCTGTATCAGGAGCTGGTGAAACAGTAATGTCTGGAACAGGTAGTGGCATGATGAAAGCACTACTTAAATCTTCAGGAGAATTAACTACTACTGGTTCTGTCGCTGCTAATATGATTGGCGGTGGTGTGGCTACGAACCAATTAAACGCTGCACTTCAAGCTAGTGCCGCTATAAAAGTAGCTAAAGACGAAAAAGACGAACTAGGTAGAAGATTGTTTACAGACGAACAAATTAGTCAGATAGGTTCTGATACATACAAAATGAATACTGCATGGATGGCTGTTGATATGCTTAACTGGGGTGTTACATTTGGTAAGTTAGGTAAGCAATTAAGAACTACTGCCGTTAAAGCCCCTGGTGTTATCACTGAACAGGGTGCTAAAGTATTTGGTAAGAATATGTATAACTTCTTATCTAAAGGTTCTAAGGTTGCTAGTTCTGTAGCATTTGGTGTTACTGAATCTCAATTACAATTATCATTCTATAACTGGACTGTTAAACGAGCAAATGAATTAGCTAAAAGTGGTAGAGAATTAAAGTTCTCTGAATTCGTTGAATCACTTGCTACTTCAAAAGAAGATAAAGACACTACTTCATTTGGTGACTTCTTCACTTCTGATGAGAATATGGCTACTAGAACTATGGCTACTGCATTTGGTATGATACCATCTGCAATAAAATCTATAATAGATGTTAGAGCCAAAGAGCAGGCCCATATTAACGAAAGAGGTGAACTTGTAAATGAACATCTTGCCAATGCTGACCAAATAGCTGCATTGAAATATTTGCAAGAAGAATACAAGAAGAACTTAATAATGGATGCTGTTGCAGAGGGTAAAGAAAAAGATATACCTAAAACAATAGATGATCTTATTAAGCGTGGAGTTATTGATGAAAAAGAAAGACAACCTATTCTTGACCAAGCTAACGAGTATATTGAAAAATACAATGAAGCTGTAGAGTTAAAGAATGAGGGTGTAAATGCTTTATTCAGAAATATGGTTCATAGAGATATTAAAAAAGATAATCTCAAAGAATCTAGAGCATTAAGACAAGAGAAGATTAAAAAAGTTCAAGAGAATGATGCGTTAACAGAAGATGCTAAACGTACTGCAATAGAAAACATTGACAAGAATTTCGATAAAGCAGACCAAGCTTTAATGAAAGAAATTACTGACCATGAAGTTTTCATAAATTCACTTATTACAGGTAAGACTAGAAAGGAAAGTATTGCAGAGGGATTATCTGAAAAAGAAGCTGAAAAGTATCTTGGTAAAGATGATAGAACTAAATCTAAAGATGCAAAAGAAGAAGAGAAAGGTTTCTTCCAAAGGATTAAAGACTCGTTCAATAAGACTAAAGAGAAAATAGAAGATAAATCTGAAGAGGCTAAAGAAGAAAAGCCAAAGGAATATGTGCCTATAGAAAACATAGAAGATGTTCCTGAAACTTTTACTTATAATGAAGTAGAGTATTCTAAAGGTAAAGATGGAGAATTCGTAAGTATTAAAGACGATGTTCCTGTTACTCATACTAGCGATGAAATACTAGACTTATATAACAAGAAAGGCAAGGAAGATTTCAAAGCTGAAAACAAAGACTTAGAGCCAGAAGATTTTGCTGAAAGAGATGTATATGATGACAATGTTCTTAATTATGCTAAAGAATATGCTTATCAAAGAGATGTTGTAAACAAAGATGGATATTCTAATGTTCCTTTAATTTCTGCTATATCTATGATAGAACAGAAAGGTGGAGATGTTAGAAATCTTGAAAAGATTATAGATGACCATATTGCAAATTCAGAAGGCAATCAATTAGAGTATTGGGAGAAAGTAAAAGAGCAATATGAAAATGCTGGAAATAGAGAATTTGAAAGCATAGTTCAAGATGCTCGTAAATTCAACGATCATTTCACTGAAGATGTAATTAACACTACTAATGAAAAGAATGCTCCTTTGATTGAGGAGATGAATGCTAAGATAGCACAAGAACAGGCTGATGCTAAAAATACTTCTGAATACAGACGTTTAGATGAAGAAGGTCAATTAGAGTTCCTTCAAGAAATTGAAGATAAAGTTGTAGATAGTTACCAAGAACGTTTAAATGAAAAAGCATATAAACAGTTCGACAATCAACTTAGTGATAATTACTTTGAAACTCATAACGAAAGGACTGCCACTGAACGTAAAGGGTTTGCAAGACACGATGAAAATCTATTCGATAATGTGATAGATGCTAAAGTTAAAGAACGTGCTGTAAAACGTGCTATATTAGGTGATACGTCTAAAGCTAATCTTCATGCTGCTGGACCTTTAGGAAGTAGTCTTGATATAAAAGATGCAGCTAAAGTTATAGTTCAAAATAGAGCTACACAGAAGATGTTCCCTGGCTCTAAAGTTGTAATGGTAGATAATCTATATAATACTTTAGGACAAGAGGCTTACGGTTATACACTTGCTGCAACTAGATTTATAGATAAAGATGCGTTTGATCAAGGTCATGTTCAAATGCACGAAATATCACACGTTTATTATGCTTTAACTAAAGATGATCCTGCTACTAAGCGTATGGTTGAATTTGTCATGAAGAACAAATCTTTCATGAATGAAATTGAATCAATGTATCATGACAGAGTTCTTTATAAGCTAAACGAAGAAGAAGTAGCTAAACAGCCACAGGTAGTTCAAGATGCTATCAATAATAAATTTGGTCATAATAGAAGTGAAGATTTATCATTCAATAATGCTGAACACCCAAATCTTAAAATGGATGATTTAGTAGATATGGGATTGATTGAAAAACTTCCAATGGAGCAACAACATGAACTACTAGAAGAAGCATTTGTTATTACTCTTGAAGAGCCATTAAATAATCAATACACTAATCTATTCACTGAAAGAAACCATGTAGAGAAAATTAAAATGTTCTCTAAGAAATGGTGGAAAGGTATTAAAGAGCAATCTGAAAAACATGCTTATAATATTAAAGAAGTTGAGCAATCATTACTTAAAGGTAAAGATGTTAATCAGGCTGACTTACAACAATACATATTAGATAGTTTCGTTAAAGAACGTAATGAATTTGTTGGTACAGAGGGTAGAGCATCTAGACCTTCTCAAACTAAGTATTACCAAGAAGTTAGAAAAGCTAAGAATGAAATCGCTGCTAGTATCATTAATGGTATTAGTGCATTGCGTAAAGCTAAAGATAAAGGCAATGAAAAGCTTTTATTCAAATCTAATAAACATGGTAAGCGAAGTTTGGAAGATGTATTTGAGCATGACATACAAGAGTACATAGAGAGAACTACAGAAGAATCTTCTGAAACTACACCTATGGAAAGTAGTGTTATGGCTAACTTAGAAAACAACAACCATATAGACATGAGTACGTTTAGTAAGTTGCTTAAAACATTTACTCAATACAGAAACAAACTTACTGGCGTTGAAGATGTAAAATTAAATGGTGCTGAAATAACGCAAGAACTTAGAAATATTGCTAAACGTTCTGATAGTGCTGTTGATTTCATATACGACTTTAGAACATCTAGCAATAAAAACATACAGGAATTCTTTAAGTTCTTAGAGCGTAAGAATAGTGTAGCTACAAATGCAGAACTAGTAGGATTACATATAATGTTAAAAGGTTCTGTTGCAGAATCTGGCTTTACTATAAATATTGCTAACAATGGAAGTTTATCTATTAAACATGCAACTAATAATAGAAACACTGCATTAGTCCAAAAGGTATTTAACAACATTAAATATCAAGGAGAAAATGCATCTAGTTTTGAGCAATGGGCTAAAGAGGGCAGACATCAGAATAATCCTGAAATGTTGAATTACGAAACTGTCAAGCATACTCTTAATAAGCTATTCAAGAAAGAGCCATTGACTACAGAAGAAATGAAAGACTTCTTATCATCTGTATTCGCAAATGACCCTAACTTTAAAGTTGATCAAGTTGTAGCTGCTAATGCTGTACTGCATAATGGACAACAGTTTACTATTGGCGAACTAGCAACAGACATATTCCACAAGAACATGATACCTAATATAGCTAGGAGTAATAAATACAATCCTTCTAGTATCGAGTCTATAACTAGATATTTCTTCAATGGTGGATATGATATGAAACCATTGTTTGATGCTGTAGTTGCAGAAAATCAAAAATACGTTGCTAATGATACTGCTATAAGTGCAGAGAATAATCAAGTGTCTTTATTTAATAAGACAAATGAAATGTATGTTACTGCTGATAATATGGTTCATGATGTTGTAAATAACAAAATGAGTTATAAGGAGTTTAAAGAGAAATATCATGGCAAGAGAACTAGCAATGATATACTTCAAGAAATGTATGAACAGGCAGAAAAATTTCATAGAATTAATATCCAATTAGATTCTGGTATTAAGAATAACATGAATGGTAAGTCATTAGAGTTTAAACATAAAACTGATGATGTTGTTGCTATGTCTGAATTCCTTTTATTCTTAAAAGGTAAGGGTGGTAAATTCTTGAATTCTGTTTCTCAAAACTCTGACTCTCCTCGTAAGTATTACATAGAAGTTCCTAAGTTAGATACTAGTGGTAAAAAAGAGAAAAACGTACTTAAACGTATAGAGAATAAAATGAAAGCCAATGAGCCTAATATAGACCATAAGGCTTACATGGATGCTATTAAAAATGATTTAGTAGAATTTAAACAATTCATTAAAAACAACAAGCAATTCCTACACTCTATTAAAGGAGGTAAAGATTTGCCTGATGCTAAATGGGAACAAATAGCACAAGATTATTTCTATTCTTCATTAATAAATGCACAAGAGGCTGCTGAAATATTTACTCCCGGAGTAAAGATGGCAGAAATAGTTAAGCGTTCTAAAGGATTAGGTTCTCCTAGATTACCTATTGATAAGAATACTAAACTTGACCAAATCTTCATGGAGGATATACCAGGTAAAGATGGATTTACAACTAATGATGGTGCATCATTTATACTCCCTAGCACTGCTAAGAGAATACAAGATGCTTATGGTCATTTATTCCCTGTTGGTAAAGCGTTTAAGTTCGTAGGGTATGGTAGAAACAAGTCTGGTAACATAGACTATAACAAAGCAATGACATTTGTATTGTCTGACCAATTTATTAAAGAAAACCCTAAGTATGCTAGAGTTAAAAGACTACTAGAGGAACGTGAAGAGGCTTATTTGATACAGAAAGGATTGCGAACAGGTAGAACTGCTCATGAGCCATTTGGAATGGGTACAGAACAATACATTGGTATTGCTACTGCTGTTTCGGGTGTTAAAACTGGTGGTTCAAGAGTTAAAGAAAATACTGTTCCACTTGAATTCTTAATGAGTGGTGAAAAGTATTTCGAAAAGAATGCAGAGAAGCTATACGAACAAGCACATATAGCAATAGAAAATGCTAATGATGTAAATGGAAAATTCGTAGGTACATCAGGAGAAGGATTTGGTATTCAAGGATTAATGGATAAAGAATATACTCAAAGTGTATTCCCAACCCAAGCACATTCTGCTTTAATGACTGGAACTAATTATCGTGGAGATTTGCATATGTCTGAACATATACAAAGAACTATAAACGATATAATGGCTAGTAATCTAGGCAAGGCTTTAGATACTCTAGGTAAAGATCCAAAAGATTTTATAGTTAAAAATCTAGACCCTGATAAAACTGATTTAGCTACATATAACTTATTAGCTGACCAAGAATTATCTACGCAGTTGCCATTCATAAAGCACTCTGCTGATAATATGATTACCAATTATATTAAAAAGACTGGTAATAAGCTTAAATCACCAGGTACTATAGGTTTTGAATCATCTGATTATGGATTTACTGCTGACCAAAAATTAAATGGGTATAGCATCAAGGATGGAAAAATTATAGGTGCAGGTATTAAATTACCTTACTCTATGAAAGGTAAGGTTAAAGTAGGTGATACTGTATTTGCTACTCGTATTCCATCACACGGATTACAGACTACAGGTATGTTTGTAGTTAAAGGTTTCCATGATGAGGCACAAGGTCAAATGGTTTCTGCATCAAATGAATTCTCTAGAATTGTAGGTTCTGATAATGATGGTGATGCTCTGTATATAAATACTAGAGGTAAGAAAGGAGATCCATTCAATAAAGTAATGGATGCTCTGCAAGAATTCTATTCTAGACCTGAACTAAAAGAAACACTAGAAACTCCTATTAACATGAAAGCTATGGTTAATGAAGCTATTGCTAGAATGAAAGAAGTTGATGGTGTAGAGTTTAGTGATGGTTCTGAAATAGTAATGCCATTTACTCCTATGGCTAGAGCTAAAGCACAAACAGATACAGTTAATGCTAAACAATTAGTAGGTGCTGCGAACGTTGTCCATGTAGTTAGTAATTACTTTGCTACTTATGGTATAGAGAGTGCTTTAAACTTCGACCTTAATGGTACTAAGTTAGATGCCAAGTTTAAAGATGGCGGTGTAGATGCTAATGGTAAATATGTTCATGACCAATCTAATACTCATAAGACTGCAATGCTTATGAATATAGTAATGGATAATGCCAACAATAAAGATGCTACTAAACTAGGTATATCATCTGAAAACTTAATGGCATCAGCATTACTTACTAGACTAGGTGCTAGTTATGGAGATATAGCTATACTTAACAATTCTAAAGCTGGTAGAGCATGGGTTAAAGCCGTTAAAGAACTTAATAACCCATTAACTGCAGGACAATCTTCTCTTAAAGATGTTGCCAATAGAGCATTAGAAATATTAGGCGTTAAGAAGAATAGAAAAGCTAGTAACAAAATAGATTATAGCAATATTAATGACCCAAATAATATGGCTAATATTATAAATCTATACAGTAAACTAGATGCTGCTACTCATGAAATCAATATTGTAAACAAAATTATATCTGGACACAATAAATTAAATTCAGATGTATTCGTACTTGAAAAACAATTAAATGATTTCAATAAGTTATCAGAAGGCAAGAATACTACGTTTAAGCTTAATGATAAGTTCTTAAACAATCCAACTATCAAAAGATATGTTGATGTATTAAAGAAAACTATTGAAGTGAATAAGAAGAACTCTCAAACTTATAATAACACCAATAACAACATTAAACGAGTTATTGAAGAAACTGCTATTAAGGGAGAGGGTCTTACAGAAACTCAAATCAAAAGTTTAACATCTGCATTTGATATTATTTCTGCAGGTAGATTATTAGGACATAACAAAATGTCTGTAGAAGCATTAAGACAAGCTAAAACAGATGCTATAATAAACTTTGCTAATTATATCGCTGAAGGAAGATTGGAAAATACAGAAGTATTAAAACAAGTATTCTTCGCTAATAAGCATGGTAATGAACGTTCTATTTCTGTAAACCATAACTTGTTTAAAAATGAGAATGGTGCTAGTAAAGAAGTATTTGATTTAGCTAGAGAAGAGTTTGGAAATCTACCTAATGAAATAAAGGAAGATTTAATTACTTATGATTTACTTGAAAATGGTTTCCAAGGCAATAAGAGTTTCTCTTATTTATTCGACAAACCTACTCTTAAAGAAATGAGTAAGAATGCAGATAAACTTCTTAGAAATAAGAATGAAGATACTCCTGGTGGAATACAGGAAAAGATGTTCTATAAAATACTTAAAGTTAGACCTGATTTAATATCTATGGCAGATAATAAAATAGTAAAGATTGGTGGTAAGTTTAAGTATCAACCTAATACTCCTGTTACTTCTGATATGATTAAGATATTAGAGAAAGGTACTATAGTTAGAAAAATGTTCTCTGGAAGAAAAGACTCTAATGGTAAACCTATAAAAGTAATAGGTAAATGGGTTAATCCTAGTAAAGAGAGAGTTTTACAAATTCTTGATGAGAATGGATATAGAACAAAAGAAGAATTCTTAAATGAATGGAAGAAAGCTAATGATGGCAGATTGAATAGTCAAGCATCTACTAAGCATATCATTAACCTTGAAAAGATTGCTAAACAAATAGCACTTGAAGGTCATTACAAAGAAATGGCTGAAATAAGCAATAAGTCTTGGGGTAATGATAATGCAGACCTTATAGCTATTGATAGAGGAACTATTAAACCTAGTAGTCCTAATGGTAAGCCAACAGTTAGAGTTAAAGCTAGAACTAAAGAAGTAAGTAAACTTACTCCTGAACAACAAAAAGCTTTAAATGCTTTAGGTGGCTTAAAAAAAAAAGGTAATTCTCTAGGTAGAGCGTCTAGAACTAATATCGAATATTATAAATATAGAGATAAAATAGACGAGAAAACATATAAGACTTTAAACCCACATTCGAGTAGAAAGGCTTATGAGAATTACACTAGACAATATGATAAAGCTAAAAAAGTATTCCATGAGCATATTGCCAATGGTAAAGTACAAAGCTTATCAGATGCTAAATTAAAAGAATTGTGGACAGAAACAGCTAAACTTGATGGTTTGGCTGGTTCTGTTGCAACTACTCCATTAGCAATAGAACGTGCTAGACGTGATGCTATTGAACAATTAAATTTTATTAAGGAAAAGACAGGAGTAGATGTTACTCCAAATGGGAAGGATATGACTGCTTTACAAAAGTGGTTAGGTTCTAATAATATACCACAAGACTTTCCTGCATTACAAAGATTAGTTAGAAATGCAGAGGTGCATTTTAATAAGTTTATTCGAGAAAGGAATAAATATTATGACAGGATAGATGCTGTAACTAAAGCATTGTATAAGGAAAAGTTCGGTGGTGGATTAAGTTATTTTAATGCCAAACATAATCCATTTGCATCAAAAAGCATATATGAAAAACTATATGGTAATTTAGTCATGAATGAACGTGGCGTAGATGCCAATGGTAATAAGTTCGATAACTTCAAATTGAAGCCTAGAGACGAAATCATGAACTTATATAATAATGGTAAAATAAGTAAAGCTGAATTAGATTACTATAATGTATTTGATGAGGTCCTTAAAGAACTAGCACCATTCAATAATTCTAAATTGGGATTAAGAACAGATTATATCCCACACACGCAAGCATCAAACTATGAAGCATTTGCTAATAGAGGTATGCTAGGTATGTATATGAACATGAAAGGTTCTGATTTTAGAATTGGAGATGCTAAAGTTAGTGGACTTAATCCAGCTACAGGTAAGATAGAAACTATGGAGTTTAGAAAGTTTAAAGATTTGTATGCTACAGTTTCTAAGAGTGAATTAAAGAACAACCCTAAGTACAGTATAGAATATGCTAAAATACGCTCAAAAGCTAAACGTTTTACTGAAAAAGGCATCAATGAAGATGGAAGTAGAATTGTTATTAGTAAAGATGAAATTAACTCTTTACTAGACCAAGGCTCTTTAAATAGATTTGAAAAGTCAAGAAGTAAAACTGCATCAGATATGCCAAGTATGGACTTGAACAAAGCACTAATAGACTATGTTCACACTTCATTATTCAATAACGGTAATAGTAATATTGAAGGAATGAAATCTATGCAAATGGAAATGGATGGTATAATAGCGGAGTTTGACCAATTAGGTTATAAAAATGCTAAGGAATATGTACAGAAAGTATGGAAGGACAAATTCTTATCAGGTGTTAAGCCTACAAGTTTTGTTGGAAAGGCAGGAGATAAAGCTATACGTGCTGGTGTTACATATACTTTATTTAAAGGATTGGCATTTAATTATGGAATTGCTGTCGGAAATATAATAGTAGGAAAGTATCAAAACATTAGAAATGCTGGTGGTAAGGCTTGGGCATTAGGAGAGAAAAGATTTTATGGAATTGACAAATTAAGAACTCCTAAAGAGTATATTGAACATATGCAGAAAGTTCAAAAGATATTAAAGGACAGTGGTTTTATGGCTCAAAATATATATGATGATATTAATCTTGAACAAAAGCACAATGTCTTTAATGTATTAGAAAGTCTTGCTCTTGGTGGTATGATTTATTCTGAAAAGGTAATTCAACAACCACATTTCTTAGGATTGCTTACTGAAAAAGAATGGAACTCTTATGATTCGAAAGGTAATTTAAAGCCAGGAGAGAAAGGTATTACACCTGAAAGGCAAATGGAAATTGAAGATGAGGTTAAACGTTCTCATGGTAGAGGTTACCAAATGTCAGACCAACGTTTAGTTTCTCTATATTCATTCGGACAGGCATTTATGCAGTTCAGTAGATATATTCCATCAATGTTTGAAGAACGTTTCGGATATGAAAACATTAACATCTATGGACAGAAACAAATAGGTTCTTTAAGACAATTTGGTAGAGTAGCTGAGGCTTATGCTAAAGGAGATATTAGTCCTAAAGAATTCAATGAATTCTATTCTAAGTTAGATGATGCTAACAAGAAAGCACTTAGAAGTGCATTGGTAGGAATGGGAATGATTGTAATGGCTGGAATAGTAATGGCTAGTGGAGATAAAGACGATAAGCGTAGGTATTATGCTAAAGGATTGATTTCTGATGCTAATATAGCTATGCACCCAAATAGATTAGTTAAAAAACTACATCCACCTGTAGCACATACAGGGGAAGATTTCGCTAAGAATTTACTAGGAATGTTAGGAATGGAATAATAAAAAAAGGCAACACAGAATTAACTATGTTGCCTTTAATTTTATTTGTCCTTTTTACGTTTCTTTTTCCTATATGAAAATATTTTATAGTATCTAGGTTTGACTACATACTCTTTTTTTGATTGTTCCATAATATTATTTATTGTTTAAACATATTTTATAAGCATCATCTAATGTTATTTTCATAGATGCTTTTTGATATCCATCCCAATCTCCTTTGGCATAAAATCCAATAGGGAATAAACTATTAACTATCCACCCATGTTCAGTTATTAGTTTTAGCTTTTCTTTATCATCTACTTTGTCAGTTGAGCCATATCCACCTTCTCCACGTTCTGTTTCAGATAATTCATTAGCCCATTCAGGTTCAATGTTAGGATAAGGCATTATTACAAGCTGAACTGCTCTTTCTCCTATATCATATATGTTATAAGATAGTTGATTGAATATGGCCATTATCTCTCCTCTATATCCACTATCTATAACTCCTACAGAATTAGATAGTAATAAAGATTTTTTATAAACAGAACTTCTAGGGAATAATAATCCAACGTGTCCTTTTGGGATTTCAACTGCTAACCCGAATTTATATTTAACTAATTGGTTGCTGACTTGCTCATAACCTGTAACAGTTAAATCCATACCTGCATCGCCATCTTTGGCGTACTTAGGTAGAACTGCGTTATCGTGTAATTTCTTAAATTTTACTTTCATGTCCTAAAACTCTGTTTTCATTGTTAATATTCTGATTTGATAAATTTTGAATTGCTATTCGTATCTCTACAAATAACTCTTCCAAAGATAAGTTAGATTTCTTTTTAAGGAACTCCCAGAAGTCATTAGGGCCTAGTAACATCATAAGATTACTGAATGACATTAACGGATCGTAATAATATCTTGCTAATACTTTATAAGTAGGATTATTATCTTCCATTTGACCATTCCATAATTCAGTGACTTTACCTATTCTGTTCTCCATTACTTCAAGGTCTTTTTGCATACCATTGATTACTTTCTTCATTACAGAATAAGCTTTGTCTTTGACTACTTCTCCTTTATAGTTTGTTTTTACTTTATAATGCTCTCTAAAGGCTCTTTCGTAGTCTTTTAGTAGTTCTTTATGCTTACCCTGTTTAAAGAAGTAACCATCGAGATATATCATGTAAAACAGATGTATTACTTCTGTTGTTTCTTTCTCTGTATTAAAATTTGCAAGTCCTTCTAACTTCTTTTCCATATCATATAATATTAACTGATTGTTCTATTAACTTATTTATTTCTTCTTTTAAATCCTCTAAATTAGTAGAGTCGTTTTTGAAATCTATTTCGAATAAAGATTCTACCATAGAGCCGAAACGTCTTTGCATTCCAGCTCTAGTATTTTTCAAGAATTGTTTTGGCTCTCCTTGAAAAGGTTGTCCTAATTTCATCATTTCGTCGTCTATAGCATCTAAGAAAATAATCATTTTCATAATGCTTAAACTATATCTTAATTTGTCCTCTTTAGTTATCATAATTCTTGGCTCATCATTTCTTTAATGTTATTTACTATTTCGTATTCCCCTTTAAATTTGTGAAACCCTAAGCTACCATTATTATATCTAAGCTCTTTTACTGTTCCGTCTTTTTCCATTATGAAGTCAGCTTTATCTCTTCCTAAGAAAAGTTGTGATTGTAATCTAGTAACTCCATTATCTATTTTCCCTATGTTATACAATTTAATTGGTGCTCCCATAATTATAATTCGTATTCGTTTCCTGAAATAAAATCATCCATTCCTAATACTGCATTTACTTGCATCCATTCTATTTGACTTTCTTTAAAATTCATTTCGTCAAATAAGAATGTTTCACAATCCATGCCATTTGGCACTATAAATAACTCTAGTGTTCCCGTTTCAAAATTTAATACTGCTAGTTTCATAATTTACAAATCAAAGTTAAAATCATCTTCAGTGAAAGTGTTTTCTATAATAGGTTCTTCTTTTATTGTCGTACCTAATTTGTCCTCGATTTTCTTCATAGCTCTATCTAGTGATTTACAAGTAAATCCTTTAATTCCCCAACTAGAATTTGTCGCTAAGAAGTTTTCCTTTTTATTAATGTGGATTTCGTAATGTTCTTTATTATCTTCTTTAAATATTACTGCTCCCTTTGTCCTGTAAACTTGTCTGAACATAGTACCATATCGCTTATATTCAGTGTCGTTCCAATTCTCTCTTATTGTGATGTTATCCCAAGTACCCATTATTTTTTCTGTTTTTGTAATAGTATATATGTCAATATCCAAAATATTGTCAATGATACTATTAGTTCTATTCCATACATACTATAAATATTTATCTATTGTAAATACTTCTTTATACTTATCTAGCTTTCTGTAGCCTGTAAGTTTGTCCGTTAAAAAATATCTATATGGGAAGTAAGTATGTAAGAATAAATATTTCTTTGTAGATGAATATTTCCCAGTAGGTAATAGATATACTTTATTAATTAAAATTCTGTACTTCTCAAATATTATTTTAGATTTCAATCTAAATGAAACATCGGAACAGTTTTGAATTTTAGGACTAGGTGGAGCTTTTACATCTAAGTACGAAACGAACACATTGTTTATCTCGTGAGCAACGAAATAACAATCTAAATATAATCCGTTAGAAATATCTTCAAGTGTCTTAAAAAACACACCATGAGCTTTCTCGTGCCATATTATTTGTCTGTCTGCTGTGTACTTAGTCCCATCTAGTATTTTATATCTCTTTTTATCTGTAACTGTCCTTTCGTTTTTCTTCCCTTTATATATTACTCTATTTACTTCATAGTCTATATAAATTGGTTCTTGAACATTCCAAGTGTAATTATCTTCTTGTTCATATATTCCAAGAATAAAACCTTTGAGCAAAGCATCCTCTGCCCAAAGGTTAAATAATTGCTCTTGTGTGGGAACTTTCTCCCACCTAGATAGTTTTACTTCTTTTGGAATATTAATCTTCATCGAAGTTGAATTCATCTTCTTTTGGCTCTTCTTTAACTTCATTGCGTTTAGCAACTAATCTGCCTTCTGCAAATTTCACTTCTTCCTTTTTAGAGTCGATTAGAAATTGTTGTAAAGGCTCACGATAGAACATATCTTCGACATCTTCATAATGAGGATTAACTAATGCGAATATTCCTGATCTAGATTTAACAAACACTTTTATTGTTTTGTCTGGTCCGTTAAGACTAAGTATAAACCTTTCAGTTTTCTTTATCCCAAAAGCTTTTTGAATTACTTCCATGTAGCTATAAGAAATAGAAGTATTTACTGTAGGTGCAAATACATCCATTTTAGCTATTAGCTTATTGAAATCTCTAGGTTGATACCCAGGATCATATATGAATGATGGCTCTGCATATTCTATGAACTCACGTTTTCCATCTGATTCCAAATAAAGCAAATCATCTACTACACTTATTGTATTTGCATTAAACAATGCCTCCCAATAAGACTTAGATAACAATTTTCCATTTAGATAATCAATCACTTCCAAGTCTAGCTCGGAAGTGAATTTTTCTAATAAATTAGCTACTAATAAGTATTGTCCATCTCCAACAAATGCGTAACCATTTCTTACTTCTATGTAAGAGTTTGCAGGTTTTAATTCATCATGTGCTGGAATACCTTTATGTAAAGGTAAAACTGTGAATAATTTCATATTATTTTAATTTTTCATTTGCCATTTTAATAATTCCATTTGCAAGTTTATCAAGTTGTTTCTTGATACTAGCTTTAAATGGTGCTTCTGCTGCAGATGGATTAGATACATTAGTAACATATTCAACTGCAAGTAAATCATTAGCATACTTAATGAAAGCTTCTTTCTCTGTATAAGTGATTTCACTTTCTTTATTTAAGTCTAATGGTTCAACCTCGTCTAAAGGATTTTCTTTTGGTTGCTCTGGAACTTGTGGGATATCGTCTTGTACACTTGACTTTCCGTCAACGGGTAATTCATTAACTCCGCTTTGTACGGTTTCATTATTTGCTCCCTTATTTTTAGCATCTTCTTCTTTTGCTTTTGCGTCAGCCTCCAACCTAGCTTTGAGCTCGGCAATTTGTCTTTGAGCCTTTTCAAGTTCAGATTCTTTTTCAGCGAGTAACCTATTTTTCTCTTCTTCGAGAGCTTTAAGTTCAGCTTCTTTTTTAGCTTTAGCCTCTGCTTTTCTCTTTTTCTCCTCTGCCTCATATTCATCTCTTAATGGTTGTAAATAATTCTCTACATCAAGAACTCTCTCTGTTAGTTCTTTTGCCTTAGCTTGAATTTTATTAGAGTATTCTTTTACTGGCTCTAACAAATCTTTTTTAGCAAGATTAATTTCTGTACGCATTCTTTTAACCAAGATATGCTTATCCTTAATTTTACTATATGATTTCTTTAATTCTGTTGCAGTTTCTCCTTCAAGTTTCAATTTCTTGTATTCTTGAATTTCCAAAATTCTTTCTTCTAAATTTGAAAGGACTGTTAAGTCTGCTGGGTTGATAATTTTAATTGTTTCTGACATTTTGATATGTATTTAATTATTAATATGTATTTAGACGATAAAGTTAGCAAATTTCCTGTGTAATTCTAACAAATCAAACAGATAACTATACTTTTCTTTTAGATATGGTGGAGTAGATGTTCTCATTCTCACTAGATTATAAACTTCTACAAATCTGTCCATACCATTCTGTATTCCATATTCTTCCATGTATGCTCTGAAAACATTGAATGGTGCTTTTTGAATATTATCTCCTATAATTTTCCTAGCACCAACTTCTCCAACACCTGCTTTTAATTGAGGAATATGATCTGTTTTATCTCCTATCATTAATTGAAGTAATAGATGCTCAATACCCTCTTGTTTTGATATATCTACTTCTTCATATCCAACTCTTTTAATTATAACATGTTTGCCTGGACTTTGTAATAAGTCTTTATCTGCTGTTATAATTACAGTGTCATCATCGTGTAACATAGATAATCCATCATCAGCCTCCATATCAGCGACTACAATAGCATCAAACTTTTTTACATAGTAGTCGTACACTTCATGAAACCAAATAGGTTTATCTGATGCTTTTCTATCTCCTTTATACTTTTGAGTAAGACCAAGTTGATGTCTAAAATTGTGCTTACTAGAAACTAAATGAATGTAAGATTTACATTTCAAATCATTCTTAAATGTTTCCATTCTGAAATCAATATCCTTTAACACATCATCTAATAATGCAGTTGTGTTGTTTCCTGCAGCCCATCTATAAATAAGATAGTCTGCATCTACTAAACCTATATAATTACTTAGGTTTAATTCTTTAGTTTCAATTATTTCTTTTACGTTATCTACTGGTGCTTGCATGATTCAAATATTAAAATTGCATAATCTAATGTTGCTTGTGAAAGCAAGTAATCTTTAATTACTTTGTCCTGTTCTTTAAACGACTTAGGTCGTCTTGCCAATAGCATTGGTATTAATTTCTCTTCTATTGGTGATTGTTCATCAGCTACGAGATAATTTATACCTCTATGGTATATTTCCATATCATCGCTTTGAAACGTTCCATTATCGCTTAGTTCTCGTTTTATTCTATTTACTGAATTTTGCAAATGCTCTAATGTTTTATCTTTCATATTAAACAAATTCTATTTTTAGCTCTAGTTATCCCAACATATACTGATTGTAGTTTTTCTTTATTAGTTAATGCTCTTACTCCCATTATATCAGAAACATCTACATATGCAGTATCATAAGTGCTACCTTGACTTTTATAGATAGTAATACAGTAAGCATAATCAACAGAGCCAAATGATTCTATGAATTTATAATATGCTTTCCATTTAGTTCTATCTCTTTTAGCCTCGTTAGTTAAATAGTTCTTTTCTCTATTATAATCATCAATTCCATCTTCACTCACTATTGGTATTTCTAAATCAACATTTTTTAAAGTAAGAAAGTAAACATGAACATTGTTATATTTCCCTTTTCTAACTTTTTCAATAGTGTATATTTCAGAATTATGAATTATTGGTGATTGATTTTTATAATATGTACTCATAGCTACAACCCTGTCTCTAGGCAAGAAACGTTCTTTAGGATTGCTAAATACAGCATTTCTTACAGATAGGTTTACATTCCTAACAGTAGCATTTCTATAAGCTATATAGAACGTATTAATATTGTCCTCTTGATTAATATCATATTGGCTTTTAACGTAATTTGTTAATGATTTAATAGCACCCTCCCTATTTGATATAATAATTCCTTTACCTGTTTCTTTATTATAATCTGGTTTAATGCTTTTAAGGAAAGACACATCATGATTAGTGTCAATACTCTTAATAACTTTATCTGCCAATTCTAATATTGGATTACCTTTTTCTTGTCTTATTATTTCTGTTAATTCAAATCTATTTTTTACAGAAAAAGTAACACTATCTTCATTAGGAGTTCTACTACTATCTATTGCTGGACACTGATGATGATCTCCTACTGAAATTATTTTAGCATTAGGTTTAGAATATTCTATAACAGAATTGAAAATATATTTAGTAACCATTGAACATTCATCAATGATTATCAAATCTGCATGACGTATAGGTGGTGCTTTACGTCTATTTTCCTCAACTCTAAACACTATATCCCCTTTATTATCATAGTGCATTTTCATTCCTAATCCTGATGCTATTGTATAGCTATTAGGAATACTTTTTGCCAATATATTTTTAGCCTTATGACTAATAGTTAAACCAAGTACAGATGTACCTTGTGCTTCTTCAAATACATCGTCAAATGATTTCTCTTGTCCTTCTTTTCTTTTATTATAATAATCTATAAGTAATCTTAAAACAAAACTTTTACCTACTCCTGCCAAGCCAGATAAAGTAAATGTTTTATCAGGAGAATTTAGGAACAAAACCATGCTCCTAAATGCCTCTTCCTGACCTTTTGTTAGATTATACTTAGAGATTATCGAATTCATCAATTTCTCTTCGTCTTTCACGTTGTTCTTTTAAATACTTCGCTCTCTCTTTATAATACTTCTGCCTCTTATATTGCGATGCAGTAGTTACCCCTATACCAAGCATTGTAAATGCTTTCTTTAAATGGAACTTCTTAGTTCCAACAGTTGCTAGTTTCAGCAAACTACCTAAAAATAATAGACTGCTACTCATGATGTTCTATCCCAATTTCCCCTTGTATGTTAAAGAATTCTTTTAACCAAATAACTGCTTGCTCATAATAAACAGTCATTTCTGTTGTGTCCAAATCTGTAATTGATTTAACGTAAACAACTAGTTTTCCATCTACTTCTTTGAAATCTTTTAAGAACTTCTCTTTAAGAATTTCATGTATTTCTTTAGAAGTATATCCTGTAATATCACTTACTTCTTTTAATGTTGCCCAATATAGTTTCCTTTGTGCATCGGTAATTTGTGGTCTATATTTATCTATAGTTATCACTGCTTTACCGTCATACAATTCTTCTATATTTTGCAGTGTAAGTTTATATCTATCTTTATCGGAAGGATGCCAATTCATTCTCCCATTAGATATTAATACTTTAAATTTCTGTTCATTCATAAATAAAGAATAATAAGGGCTGACTATTGCCAACCCTTAGATTAATAATAAAACTTTATTCTAGAAATTTGGCTCTCCACCAAATTCAAATCCACCGAAATCTTCTGATGGTGGTTGAACATTTGGTATTTGTTGTCCTTGATTAGGTGTTGGTGGTACTTGTGCTTGTTGCTGATTCATGTTAGGAATAGCATTTGGTTGCGCAGGTGCAACAGGTTGTTGTTGCTGTTGCTGGAATTGTTGAGGTGTAACAGGCTGTTGTTGTATTTGAGCATTGCCTTGAACAGGGTTTCCATCCTCATCATGGAATGTTTTCCATTCAGCAAATACTCCACCACCACGAACATACTCTAATGCTTCTTGTGAATTATTAATACCGCTATATTGGCTTTCTCTAATATGTCTTGGAACTTCTGTATATTCTCTAGAGTTAAAACCATGTTCTCCTATAGAATAATAAACAGGTCTAGTTACCATTGGTGGAACTGTTTGTTTAATAACATCAGGTATTGGTGCTAATGACATTATTTTATTAAACTGTTTACCTGAACCTTTGGCTGTTCCAATAGCAACATTTGCATAGACCATCATACCAACTAAGTTTTGGTCGAATTTAAACGCCGCAGCTTGTTCGTCAGTCATGTTTCCAAATAATCCAGACATCAATGCTCTTAGGTTACCTAATGATGACATTGAGAAAGTATATGTTTCGTATATATGAGCTGGTTTTTGTCCATCTCCTATATAATACTCTTGAAGATGATCTGCTATCTCAAAGATGAACATTATCTTTCTTTGTAACTTGTTGTTATATCCAAACTGTGTCCCTAAATCAATAAAACCTGCAATGTATGCTGGGTGTAATCCTTGTGGTACTAATTGAATGTTCTCATTCTTAACCTTTTCATTACCTGTGTTTCCTCCTACTGGTGCTTGCATTTCTTTTTATATTTAAAATTATCAAAATAAAATTTTCTTTTCTGTTCCAAAAGCTTGTCGTGTGCTACAGATGGAACAAATCTTAACACATTTCTTATTGTTATTGGCTCTCTTAACCAAAACAAATAAAGTGACATTATTAATTTCCATATTTTTATTACAGCAAATGTTTTCCATTTGTCGTGTCCATGTTTACGTTTCATAGCTTCTGCTATTTGACGTTCTTGTTCTCTTCTTAATTCTTTGGAATTAAATTTCGCATATTCTTTAGTTCTTTTACTGTAGAATATTAATCTTCTTTTTGAGCCTAATCCCTTTATTTTCATGTTATATGTATTTAGGCTCAAAGATAGCTCTTTTTTAGAAAAAGCTATTGTCCTCTTCAAATTTAGATTTCTCTTTATTGAATTTAAGTTTGAACAAACCTATACCTATATTTCTACCTTTCGCATATATGATTTCCGTTACGTTTCTTTCTTCTTCCGTTATTTCTTCTTCATTCATATAGTATTCAGGTCTATGAACGAATATAACAGTATCTGCATCTTGCTCTAATGCACCTGACTCTCTTAACGTATCTAATTGAGGTCTTTTAACTATTGTTCCTTTTGCAGGTCTGCTTAATTGTGATAATGCTACAATAGGCATATTTAATTCTAGAGTTAATTGCTTTAATCTTCCTGATATTTCAGCAACTTCTTGTTCTCTAGAGTGTCCTTTTGTAACTCTTATTAATTGTAAATAATCAATAAACACAATAGAAACATTATCCTTACGTTTATGATACCTAATCTTTGATATTATGGCATCTAATCCATAAGTCTTATCCTCTAGTATCATATTCGTTTTCTCTAATATTCCTGCACCTTGATTGAGCCTAACCCAATCATCATCGGAAGTCTTACCTAAAAATAGTCTTTTAGCGTCGATGTTCGTATGAGAAGAGAACATCTTAAACATCAAAGATGTTGCAGACATTTCCAATGAAAAGAACAATGGTTTATATCCTCTTAATGACGCATTTTGAGCAATGTTAAGTGCATAGGTAGTCTTACCCATTGAAGGTCTTGCACCTATAATAGTTAGTTCTCCATCGAGTATTCCTCCTGAAAAGCTATCTATCCTATCAAACCCTGTTGGAACTCCTATTATCCCTTTAGCTTTGAATTTATTAGAATTCAATTCTGCTGATTTTAAAGCATCTTTAACATGTTCTGCCATTGTCTTTGTAGCAAGGACTTTGACAGAACTTTTAGATTCTTCTAAACCGTTTATTGACTCTTCTATGTAATCTTCTATGTCTAATGTATCAAAATCAACGTTCTGATATTTCATGAACATAAATTCTAAATCATCAGCCATTTTATATTTTCGTAATTGACGTATATCATCAATTAGTGATGCATGAGTAGATGCTTGTGTACCTATTCTTATCACTTCTTGAAAAATATTAGCTTTATCTATGCTTGAAAATTTCTGTTCATATTGAAATGGAACATTATCAATGCTAGTAGGTAAGCCTTGCTTTATACAACGTTCAATAGCTAACATAATATCTTTATGTTCAGCCTTACGAAAATACTTTTCAGTAACACTATAATTGTCAAGTATTGACATATAGTAATTACTAAAGCCCATTATCATAGAGAGTATTTTTTCTTCTAGCTTTTCTCTTCTCTCAATGCTATATTTCATTTGATGTTATTCTGTACTTATTAAGATTAACGTACAGTTCAGATGTATTGAGTTCCCCTTTTATTACTAGTCTAGATAATATAGCCATAGCATAGTCTACCATTATTTGATTAATCATAAAACTTTGCTTAGATAAACTTTCTAGCATAGAACAGCTAGGTTCGTCTGGCTCATCTGAAAATGTACTGAAATCAATTTCATTGTTTAATTTCTCATGCGATGTTGAACGTATGAAAATTTGTCCCGTGTATTCACTATTACCGATGTCAAACCAAATGGTTGGTATAAAAATACTATTTTCTTTACTTAATATATAATTATTTAACAATCTTCTCCCTTCAATATTATCTATTGTAGAAATTACAATAGTTCCAAGTGCATGATTTTTTGGATATAATATATCTTGTATTGTATGTCTTTTAATCCTTTGCACTATACAATCAACAGAAGTATTGAATGTGTATGATAGCCTTTCAGCTAATACAGGTGCTTTGTATTGTCCTAAATCTTGTTCTAAATACTTTTGTTTAGATATATTGTGTTTCTCTACAATATCATCATCTACAATAGTTAAATGAATACCTTTCCTACCTAATTGTAGTAATGCGTCATTTAACTCCATTAATAGAACCGCCATTCTACTACCTGTAGCACCAGCTCCTATTAAAAATACTTCTAAGTATTCATTGTCTAATGTTAATGCTTTCACGTTTATCATGATAATCCCAATTTGTTTAATTCTTCTGAATATTCTTTTAGTCTGTCAAGATATAGATTTGCTATTCTCTTGTTTCCTTTTTGCATATAATGCAGGGTAGTTTTATAATGCGAATTAATGAATTTATTAGCATCAGCTACCAAGACATTAGACTTAGGTAGCTGAATACCATTTACTCTTTTTAATCCATTAATAAATTCTTTAAAACTCTTCTTCATTCATCCACTTAATTATCCTTTGTTTCATTCCGTGAGTAACACTATTGAAAAATCTATAGTTGTCCATTGTTGTTAGTCTATTAAGGAAATCGATTCTTATTTGTTCTCCATAATCAAATTCTTCAACAACCCATTTCCTCAAATCTA